GTCTAAACTTATTTTAAGGTAAAAGAGGTGCTCTTGTCTATTGGTTAGCTTGCTTATAAAACCGTCTAGCGCTCCGTTTCTATTATAGGCGTTTATCGTACACCTAGAACCAATAATAGGGCTTACTATATCATCCGTTTCTCCGGAGTACTCCAAGGTAAAGCCGTCGCTAGCTACCGTAAAAGAAGTAATACCAGCGCTATAGCCTTCCTGGTATATCTCTATCTTATAGAGCTTATTTGTTGAGCTGTGGAATTCGCTTTGTAATCTTAAACCCATCTACTAAAAGCCTCTATATCTAGTTCGTACTCGTCCTGCTTTCTCGGAGCTTAGGAGGATGTCTTGGCCGCTTATGCGTCCGTACACCTCTACAGCTCCTCCAGTAGCTCCCGCTATTTGTGGTAGCTTGCTTAGTGGTATTACTGCCTCGCTTTCTCCGCCCTCTCCTATCATAGCTAAAGTAGGACCGGTAACTATACCGCCCTCGGCTAAAAATGGTATTTTAATACCTGCACCTTTACTAACCGCCTTCATTCCTACTAGTAAACTCTCTAAGCTCAAGCCCGCCAAACCTGCGCCCGAAGTAATAACTAATAAAGTAGCCAATATAGCTACTAAAGCTATCGTAGCTATTAGCTGCGCCGCCATAGCCTTTAAAGCTGTTATAAAGCTTTCTGCGAAGCTATCGCCGTTTACTATTGCGCCTGCTATAGCATTACCTAGATTTTGGCTAAATTCAAAAGCTAGTCCTCCGGTTAAGTCTATAGATTGCTTTAAACCTTCGCTAGTTGTTGCTGTAAAGTTTAGCGCCTTTTGTTGATTTTCTGCAAATTTTTGTCCTAATCTATGTAAGCTGTCCGTAGCTTTTAGTTGTACCCCTTCTAGCCTATCTATAGTACTAGTTAAAATAGTAAACGACTCGTTATATTTTTGCGTTTCTTCTCTAGCTTTGCGCTGCTCTTCGGCGTAGTCGTTCATAGCCTTACGGTAGTTCTCTAAGCTTTCGGTGTTCTCATCTTGTACACCTTTTAAAGCTTCTAGTAATTTTAACCGCTGCTCTTCTAATTTAGTTACTGCCGATTGCTGCCCGTATTTAGCTTGTTCATTAGTAGCTCTTGCTAAAGCTTCTTTACGAAGTTTTAGCTGTTCGTTTACTTCTGCTAACCGCTCTTTTAGTTTCTCTTGAGCTTTTATAAAATTATCGCTTTCTAAAGCTTCTTTTATAACCTCGTCGCTTTCGGTTACTTCTTTCTTTAAAGCTTGGTAAGCTACGACTACCGCCGCTACTGCTATACCTACTGGCCCCATAGCAGCCGTCAAAGATCCAAAGGCTAAAGTAAGAGCTCCTACCGCAGTAATTACTAAAGGTACTAAAGCAAGTAAGCCGGCTAGTATAACTTTGTTATACTGCTCGGCGTCGGTCATTCCGCTAATAGCTTTAGTAATCTTTCCTACTGTAGTAGTAAGCTTTTCTAGTATTCCTTTAAATACTTCGTTTTCGGTTATAGCTTCGCCAATCTCAATTAAGGCCCCCTCCGTAGCACTTTGTAAAGTCTTAAACGCTCCAGCGGTGTTGTCCATCATTTCCTCGGCCATAGCTTGCGCTGCGCCTTCGGCATTTTGATAGCTTAACGTAAGCTCGTCTACCAGCCCCATTTGCTCGGTAAGCACTAGTAAAGCACCTTTAGCCCTATCTCCTACTAAGTCGTTAGCTTCTGCTAAACTTATATTTTGATTAGATAGCTCTTTAAAGGTTTGCGTCATTGGCTTGCCTTCCTTATGTAAGTCGCTAAGTATCTTCTTTAGAGCTGTACCTGCTATAGAGCCTTTAATACCGTTATTGGCTAAAACGCCTAGCATACCGCTAGCCTCCTCCATACTTACGCCCGTAGCTTTAGCAATAGGCGCTACGGTCTTCATAGCTTCCGCAAAGCTCTCCATATCTAGGGAGCTCGTGCTAAAGCTCTTAGCCATTACGTCCGTAACTCTGCCGGTTTCTTCTGCTGCTAGTCCAAAAGCTCTTAAAGTAGATCCTGCTACCTCTGCCGCTCGTCCTAGTTCAGCGCCTCCGGCTTGGGCTAAGTATAGCGTAGATTCCGTAACCTTGTCTATCTCGCTAGCCGTAAAACCAAGCTTCGCAAATTCTACCTGCAAGCCTGCTACCTCGGAAGCTGTGAAAGTTGTAGTAGCCCCTAGCTTTTTTGCTTGGGCCTCTAATATTTTAAATTCTTGAGCAGTAGCACCGGAGACGGCTTTTACCTTACTCATTTCGGCTTCAAAGCCTTGGAAGGTCCTAACGGATATAGCACCTAATCCAATTAGAGGAGCGCTAATACTAGTACTTAGGCTGGTTCCTATTTGTTTAGCTTGAGTACCAAAACGGCGTAAACTTCTACTAGCTATCTTTAGGCCTCTTTGTAATCCGGTAAGGTTTGCCCCTACGCTAATATTAGTACTCGCTACGCTTCTTTTTGCCATTTCGCTAGTATTGCTTTAGCTTCCTCTTTAGTTAGTTTTAGCCCTGCTTTTTGTGCGTTATCCCAAGGAAATTTATAGAGCTCCTTGGGCTTTACTCTTTTGTTCTTAGGAAGCTGTAAGTTTACTAGCGTTACCGTTTGGCTTCGCATTACCTCCCAAAGCTCGCGGCTTTCTGCTTCCCTTTTTTCACTAAAACCCGCTACAGCATTATTAAGGCTGCGCGGGGTTAATTGTAAGTACTCGCTGTAGTTGTAACCTAATAACCCTAAAGCTATCTCTTCGCAGCGGTCAAAGAGGGGCTTCGGGGCTTTTCGAGCCCCTAGCCCCCTCTACTTTTTTGCAGTTGTAAAGCTTTCGGTAAAGATTGCTAGTACTTCCTCTAAAGCTGTCGGGCTATCGTCTAGCCAGTCGGCCACCTCTTCCGGTGTAGCGTTAAATTTTTCGCCTTCTACTCTAGCGCCTTGCTTTAGTCCAGCTCTTATAAGCTCTATAGCTTGGCTAAGTGTTAGGCTGTCGCCTATGCTATCTAACTGCGCTAACGTATAACCGGTAGCGTCTGTAAATTGCATTAGTGCGGCAAAGCCAAATTTTACTGGCCTCTCTTCGCCTCCTATGTTTACCTTCTTTACCATTTGCTTTAAGTGTGTTTAGTGTTTACTATTAAATAGTGCTGTAAGTGATAGCGCCGCTTAATTCAAACGTAGCTGAATAACTTACATTGTCCTCCATTCCGGAATTTACTTCCAAAGAAGTAACGTAAGCTGAAGCAGACCAGAAATGGTCTCCGCTTACCTCAGTAGAGAACTTAACAGTAAGCGTAGTACGAGCAGCCCAAGCTGTCATAAGATCATCTACGCCGTAAGCTGCGTCTTCTGCGTATAGTGCAGATACCGAAATAGTACCGCTTTTAGTTGCCTCTAGTAAGTCTCTCGTTCCGGAGCTGTCCTTAGTAGTTGCGTCTCTCGTATCCATTGATAGAGAAATAGAGCCCTCCGTAGCGTGAGCTATTAGAGTGCTTGCTGAGTAAACCCCTAGTAGGGTTCCGTTCATAATGCCAGTAGTTGCCATTTTAATTCAAATTTATTTGTTCTTCTTCTATTACTTGCGGAGCTTCTGCCGGGGCTTCCTCTCCAAATTTTACAGCCTTTCCCGCTTCTATAAGCTCCTGGCCGTATTCGTTTACTACTGTTAAAGTTAGACCTTTAGCTAGCTTCTTACCACTAGGAGAGGTTACTTTTTTTGTTAGTGTTATTTTCATCGCTTAATTCTTAAAATGTACTCCGAGCTGCTTACGTAAGTCTCGGTAGCTGGGTCGTTATCTACGTCCAAATCTATAAACTGTATGCTGTCTATTACTACCCCTTCTACGGTTCCCGTGTAACGGTCTAAAGCCGTTCTAACTTTCTCCGTAAGGTCCGTTAGTTCGCTGTAAGTTTCTGCTGCCGCTACTATGTCGTAGCGTATTTCATCTAAAGTGCTTGGCCCGCTTTTAGTATCGCTGGGGCTGTTATCTTGTAGCACATATACCACAAAAGGAAAAGCCGCGCCTTGCGCTGCTATCTGCGGGTAAACCTTAGTACCTATTATAGCGCTTACGTCGCTATCATTAGTAAGGATAGAATATATAGCTTTGCCTTCGTTCATTATCTACTTAGCTGGTATAAGCTTTGCTTTAGTATTTTTTGCACCTCTCTTAATAGCTGTGCTTGTGTTTGTGCTGCGGCTTTCTTAAAGCCTTTCTCTGCGTAGTTTATATTACGCTTTTTATTAGGTTCAGCTTTTGCCTTTCCTCTAGGTAGTCCGTAATTTACGATAGCAGCATAGTAGCCGTCGAAAGTCTTACCTGCCTTCTTACCCATTCTAGCCCCTACATAACCTAAAAGAGCTCCCCTTTTCCTACTAGGAAAAAAGCCTATAGACCGGCGTAAGTTCCCGCTCTTATTGGTTACTGTGCTCTCTTTGTTTTTCTTTTTAACCGTTCTAGTAGTTACGCTGCTTTTCTTTGAGTCTTTTATAGAAGCCTTTACAGCCTTTACCATTGGCTTAGCTGCCTTCTTTATACCGGCCTTAAATTGTCTAGCTTTCTTACGGTCTATTTCTGCTAACCGTTCTAGCTTCATTAA